TCATGCTGGTGCTCCTTCAAAATGGGTGATGCGCTCGGCCAGGTACTTGGGCAGGGTATCCAGCCCCTCGGCGCGCAGCAAGGTGACAAAGTTTTCGTCGGCAAAGAGTTTTTTGAGGCCCTGCACCACCAGCAACAGGCGCTGATGCGCGTGCTCTGCTTTGAGGACCATCTTGCGCTGGCGCTCCACCTCTTTTTGGTAGGTGCGCACCAGGCTGTAGCTGGAGGTGGGAGGTTTGATCTGCGCCGCATTGGGCGAAGACGGCCCCAACTGCTGGCGTTTTTCGATCAGGCGTTTGGCCTCGATGATCTGGCGGCCTTTGAGTTGGCCGTTTTCATAGGCCTCTTGCAGCAGGTCACCCAGGTTGGATCCACCGCCCTCACCCTGCCCCTCGCCATTGGCGCTGCTGTTGGCATTGTTTGGGTCGTTGGCACTGGCCCGGGCAATTTCCAAGGCAGTGGTGAGCGGGATGGAGCCGCGCTGCACACCTTCGATCAGGCGCTCTTCGCCTTGCTCCAACAAAAAGACGATATCGCGCACGTATTTAGGTGACAGGCCTGTCTTTTGGATGATGACGTCAGCCGAGTAGCCCCGGTTGCGCAAGAGCTCGATATCGGCCAGGATTTCCAGCGGCCGGTAGCCCCGGCGGGCGATGTTTTCGGCCAGGCTCATGATGAAGGCGTCTTCATCGCTCACGTCCACCACCAGAGCGGGGATGTGGGTCTCGCCCAAGATGCGGAAGGCGTTCAAGCGCCCTTCCCCACAGACCAGTACATATTTGGGCTGGCCGTCTTCACCGGCACGCTCGGCCACGGTAATGGGCTTTTTAAGGCCGATGAGCTGGATGCTTTCGACGATCTCCTCAAAAACCTTCATGTTGCGGTCGCGGGAATTGAGCACCTCGATGCGCGCAATGGGCACCAGGGTCACGTTTTCTGGGGTGTCGGTCATCATGACGGCCTCCGTGGTGTGTTGGTTGGGGTGCGGTGCATGGGATGGGTCCTTTCAGGATGGTGGTGGTTTAAAACTTGCGCTGCAACCGCTCGCGCTCTGACATGCCGTAAAAAAAGTTCAGGTCGTCAAACCGAAAGCACTCGAAGTTGGCGCTGTTGCGGTTGCAGACCCGGATTTCCTGCTCGGGCAGGTCCAGGCGGGGCAGCAGGTAGTAGTCGAGCTCGTTGGTGTTGTGCGCATCCAGCCGCACCGCGACGGTGAGGTCGGGGTTGAAGCGTTCGGTGTCAAACCGAATGCGCCAGCGTTGCTGGCCGTTGGGCAGGGTTTGGCAGCGAGCCAGCACCAGGCTGATGACCAGCTCGTCGTTGAGGGTCAACAGGTCGGTCTTACCGTCCCTGCGTACGCTGCCGCCCAACTCGGCAATGGTCTCTTCGGTGCGGCGCACGATCTCGGGGTGCAGTTGGCGCAGCCGCCGGTTGACCTCAATGAAGCCCTGATCGCGTGAGGAGTGAAACCCCACCAGCTCATAGGCGCGGCTGAGGCTGCCAAAGCGCTGGGCGAAAGTGATGGCGCACGGCAACCCAGGGGCCTGGTTGATGATGACGCCTGACAAGGTGCCGCATTTGGCATACAGGCGCTTGAGGTGAAACAGCAGTTCTTCGTCGCTGTAACGGCGGGTGCGCTCTGCCAGCACCTCTTGGGCTTTGAGAAAGGTTTCCAGTGGCACGATGCCTTCAAACGCACCCTCCTTGCGGATCCACATTGGGGGCGGGTTGTTGACATGCTTCTTCTTGAGCTTGAAGGAATGGCGGTTGTAGACGTTGTTGCCGATGTACTTTTCGTTGGTGAGGACCTGGCGCACGGTGCTGTAGGTCCAGGGCCGCTGGTAGTCGGTGCGGACGCCTTGGGCGTTGAGGCGTTTGGCGATTTCAGCCAGGGGCAATTCGTCTTGGATGAACCAGGAAAACATCTGCAGGACCGTGGCCACCTCATGGTCAGGGCCAGGCATGAGGATGACGCGGTCGGTCTGAAGGCTTTTGTGCTCGCCGTTCTTCAGCTCGCCCTTGATGGCGCCGGTCTGGTCGATCAGCACCCGGCGCAGGCCGTAGCCCGCAGGACCGCCTTGGCGAAACCCTAATTCGATGAGCCTGCATTGCCCGGCAAAGACCTTGGCCGAGAGCTCGCGGCTGTATTCACCGGCCATGGCACGCTTGACGCCTTTGACGATCGTCGAAACGGGGGAGCCGTCGTTTTCAAACTGCTCGGCCACGTAGGCGACATGAATGTTCTTGCGCTTACAGATGTATTCGTAATAGGCCGATTCATCCGCATCCTGAAACCGGCCCCAGCGGCTGACGTCATAGACCAGGATGAGGTTGAAGTCGGTGTTACCGGATTCGACATCGGCAATGAGCTTTTGCAGGGAGGCGCGGCCGTCGATGGACAGGCCGCTTTTGCCCTCGTCGGCATAGGTGCGCACGATCTCGATGCCACGCCGGTCGGCATATTCCAGAATCTTGTCGGCCTGGTTGTGGGTGGAGTACTGCTGATGTTCGGTGGACATGCGCACGTACTGCGCGGCGCGGAATGTTTTGGGTGGATCTTCTGGGGTCATTTGGACTTGTGGACTGCTGGGTTCTGTTCGTTCGGACCATGTTGGCTTCGAAGCGGCAGAGCTATCAAGTCATTTCTTGACCATCTGTGCAAACTTTTTTGCGATCAGCCACATTTACGCAACTTGCCCAGCTCAATGCGCATGGCCACGGGCTTGTTGAGCATGGACAGCAGGATCATTGAGCGGCGTTCAGCGTCCGCCGTTTGGTAGATCGCCTCAATGCCAGCGAACGGGCCATCGGTGATGACGACCTTGTCGCCTGCGGCAAAGAGAGCCTGAGGGTTGGACTGCTGCAGTTGCTCGCGCTCGTGAAGGCCCGTGATCAGATCGGCATCAACTTTGGCGGGATGGCCACCAAACTTGACCAGATCCCGCACGCCCAGGGTGGAGCGAATGGGTGACCAGCTTTGCCCCTTGATGTTGTCGCTGGTGTCGAGCTGGACGAACACGTAGCTGGGGAACATGGGCTCGGCCACCACCGCAGGCTTGCCCTTGCGGACCTTTTCCACATAGAGCATGGGCATGTAGCAGCGGAAGTTCTGCCGCTGAAGGTTGGTGATGGCCGTGTCTTCTTGCCGTCCCTTGGTGTGGACCAGATACCAGGCGTGACCCGGCGCTAATGTCAGGTCTTGAGGTGACTTGGTTTGCGCTTGGGACTCAGGCTTGGATCCGGCCATGTGCGCAGGTGCCTTGACCTTGGGCGCTGGCTTGAGGTCTTCGCGCACCGCTGGCTTAAAGACCGTGGGATCAGATTCAATGCCTTGGGTATTTACCGCCAGATCGAGCGAGCGGGCTATGGATCGGATAAGCGGCAGGGGCCGCTCATGCTGCAGCACTTGCTTGAGGAGAGCTCTAACTTCCCGCTGCTCGAAGGCCTCAAGGTCTTCCAACCGGTAATGGACATCGAGGCCTTGCTGAAAGATGGGCAGGCCATCGTCCTGCCAGCGCAGCTTTTGCAGGCTGCCGGGAGTGAGGCCCAGGCGCTCAGCCGCCTCTTGCGTGGTGAGCAACCTGGGGGTCATACATGGCTTGTTTGAAATGTCATACCCGCATGAACGCTCTGGCGGGGGCACAAGTCAAGCGAAAGAACCGCGTTTTTTTGGACTGTGGCTACCGGCTCTGCTCCAGGTCTCTGGCTTGTTCCGCATACCAGCGCTGGAATGACAAGACCATGAGCGTGGCCTGCGCGGCGTCGCTGGCCAATTGCTCACAAGTCACGGGGATCTGAGCGCTGGCGGGATCAGATACAGCGTGGGAGGGGGCTGCATCAACACCGCGGGCAGGGTCGGCATGGGCGGACACGGTGCTGGGACTGTCGGGGCTGGAGGCGGGCTTGCGCAGGCGCTCAGCGTCAGAGCGCTGGTCATTAGTCCCAGACGAAGCAAAAACCGATGAGATGGGCGAAGTGGGCGGTTTTTGGGGCCGCCAGAGGTGCTGAAGTTGGTTTTTTCGGGTGTCATGGTCGGTGCTGATGCGCTGGTTGATCTGTTCTTGTTGGGTTTGAACCTGGGCCACCTGCAGGGATTGGGCTAAGGCAGCGGTTTGCTGCTGCATGCGCTCTGCGTCCCAGGCCTGCTGGACGCCCTGCTGCCCCAGCCGGTGGCCGGCCAAAAACAGGCCCGCAGCCAATAGGCTTGATATGATCCATCGCAGGGGTAAGGCGCTGAGCCGGGGCATTAGCCAGGTACTCATGCTGCCCCCGACGGCGTGTCCAGCATTGCGAGCTGGTATTTGTCGATCATGTTGATCAACTTGTCGGCATAGCGCGGATCGGTGGCATAGCCTGCCTTCGCCACCGCCTGCGCAAAAGTCTTGCCCGTGGTGCAGGCAAAGCAAGCGGCGTAGCGCTTGTTGCGGCGCAAAAACTGGCCATGATCGACCAAACAAGCCTGCCAATCTGGGTAGGCGCGCCAGTCCGCAGGGATGACTACCCACTGATTGTTCAAAAACTCGCGGGTTTTGAGCGTGACACGCTGGCCTATCCAGCTGCGGTCGGCCTTGATGCCAAAGAGGTTCTTGGCCCGCTTGGCCAGGCCCGACTCACCCCAGCCGGACTCCAGCGCGGCTTGCGCCACCACAAAGCTGGCCGGGATGCCCGTCTGCAAGCGACTGGCTTGCGCTGCAGGACCGATAAGGGCGATGAAGTCTTGCGGTTTCACAGCATCTCCTTCACGTCCCTGGCCACCTGATCAATGGAGGCGTCGCGGCGCTGGCCAATGAAGTTGAATACCCAACGCACCATGGCCCAGCCTGGCAATCCGCAGGCGAACATGAGGCCGCCCAAAGCGCACAGACCCACGGTTGAGAACGCCCAGTGGTGCAGTTGGAAATGCTCCACCGTGATGGCACCGCCCCCAATGCTGGAAACCACAGTGCTGATGAGGCCCACGGCCCATTCACGTTTGTCGCGCGGTGGCGTCATGAGCATGACCACCACGGCGGCCAGCGTGGCACCACTGGCCACCGCCGCCGCAGTGCCCCCAAAGGCCTTGTAAGCAGCGGCCGCTCCTGCAACGCCAGAGCTTGTCGGTTCAGGCATACGAGTCTCCAAAGTAAAAAGCCCGCACTGACCAGGTCAGGCGGGCGGATGTTGGGATGAATGGATGTTGAATCAGGCGGCGACAGACATGTCGTGCGCCAAGATGGGAATCACGCGTTTGCGGGGTTGCTGCGAAACTCCGTGGACTTGCCCGAAAACGTCTTTTCGGTCCTGTCTGAAGTCACCGTCGATGTAGTACGGGATACAGCCGGTCAGGTATTCGATGGCGGCGGCCAGAAAGGGCACATTGTCAGAAAACGCTGCGTCACAACCAGCATCCCAAAGAGGACCATCCAAAAACATGCACGAGCCCTTACACAGCTGCAAGACCGGACAGCTGGGGCAGTCGGCTCTTTGGCTCCAGTGGGTAGCAGTCCGCATCTGTACGTTGGCCAGGTTTGAGAGTTGGCCGATCTTGTGCGACTGCCCGTTGGGTGCGATAGCCGCAGCGCTCACGTTTTGGCAGGTGAGGACATTGCCGTGCAGGTCCACGGCCAGATGGCTAGCCTGGTCCATGCCGCACTTTTGCCCCAAGGAAATGGCAGGGCGCGCGGTCCGGATGGATTGCACGAAATCCATGATGCGCTGCTGCGCAACCGACATGCGAGAAGCCAGGCCCATCCGCAGCTCTTTGTAGGCCTGGGCCCTGAAGCGCAAATGGTCCTGAGGGGTTTCCAGGGTTGATGCCAAGCCACCCTCGTCATAGGGGTCAATGAAAGTCCCCTCCCCGATGCGCACATCCTGGCCAAACCGTTGCTGCAGCCAGGCCTGAATCTGTGCGCGGCTCTGATTGCCAGCATGCACCATGGCATTGATGCTGATGCGGCCTTGTGGATGAAGCCGAGCATAGAGCGCCATGATGGCAGCGTGTCCCTCAGGGTCACTGAGCGGATCTGGGCCTCTGCTGGACTGGCCCGGACCGTCATGTGACAAGCCTACAGAAAACCCCATCTGGTCGAGCCACTCGATCTTTTGCGCATCGAGCAAGCTGCCATTGGTGATCAAGCTGAACTGGGCATGTGGATACAGGCCACGTAGGCGCTCAGCCAGCGGTTTGAGCGTCTTCCAATAGACCAACGGCTCACCGCCCCAGAACTCGATGCGCTCTGGGGGTTCAATCAGCGCGTCCGTCAGTTGACTGATAAAAGGCTCAATGTCATCCGGATGGCTGGCATCCGCATGCGGCACAAAGCGCTGGTTGCAGTAGCTGCATTCGTAGTTGCAGGACAGACCCAAGCTGATTTTGAGAACGCGGATGTTCCCCTTGCAACCAGGCTGGTTGACCGAGACCACAGAGGCATCGCGAAACGTTCCCGGTTGAACCGGCAGCACGGGCGTGCCGTCCTGCCAAGTCAGCTCAGAAAGCTGGTTGTCGTAGTGGAGCAAGACTGATTGGCCGTCCGGGCTCAAGGCGTGAATTTCAAATTTCATGAGAGTGCCTTTTGCGGCTCCTGAAGCCGCGTTTTGAACACCAGCACGGGCCGCAGATCGCGGCAGGCGCGGGAGATGGGGTTGACGCCATGGCGGATATGCCCGGCAAAGAACACCGCCCGAGCCGGTGCGGGCATGACGGAGCCGAGCAGGCGGTCGTCCTGGTCGTAGAACACTGTCTCCCCGCCCCACCCCGCTTGCCAGTGCCGCACGCCATAAATCAACAGGGTTCTGTCCAAAGGATGCTGGCTGTCGATGTGGACATTGCCCTCGTTGCCATGGGTGTTGGCATTGGCGTACACGCCATGGCACTGGGTCATGACGGGTAACTTCAGTGCGCGCATGCAAGACATCCAGACTTGGGGTAGCACGCTGGATTCGTCTTGGAGGAATTGCTGCGTGCAGCTGTAGTCAGAGGTCTGGTTGATGGGCCAATCCCGCCCCATCAGCTCACGGTGCCAGATCGGGAAAGGCTCTGGCTCGTTTTTGTTGGTGATGCGGTAGTAGCGGTACTGCAGGTGCTGCAGCCAATCGATGAGCGCCTGAGAGGTCGACTGATCCAAAACACCATCGGCAAACGAGACCGGGCTGCGCAGATTAAGCATGATCGTCCTCCGGTTCGGCCACCGAGTGAAACTCGATGGCCAGGGTGTCGTGCGACTGGGTGCGCAGCGGAAAATACCCATGCGGCGTGCACAGCGGCATGGTCACCAGCAGGCCAGGCTGCGGGGTGATCGGAAAATGCACTGGGGTCTCCCAAGGCAGCAGACTTTCATTAACACACTTGGCGGGATTGCCTATGACCATGCAGCCGGGCGTTCGTACATTGGGGCTATCGGTTGCCGGGTAGTCCGCTTGCAAAAACAGCACCGTATTGAGCCCAGGACGCGAGCTGGCAATGTGCTCAGCCACATGAAAGCCCGGCTGGCAGCGCATGATGTGGGCGCTCAGCCGATAGCGGTATGTGCCCCAGATGGATTGCAGGTGCGCGCGGACCTCCGCCAGCATGTCGCCAAGACCATCGGCTGGAGATATGCCTGCCTGCAGCAAGTCGTGGCTACGGCACTGCCAGGCCTCGGGACCCCAGCGGTGGTGGGCGTCCTCCCGCATGACGGCTTGCGCCAGCCGCTCAAGCAGCAGGGGTGACAAGCCCGACGGCTGGACATAAACGGTGCTGGGCCACAAAGAAAAAACCCAACGTTGGGGTGACGTTGGGTGGTTTTCTGAGGCGACGGTCGATGAGACCGGGTGCGGGCTGCCTGGTGTGGCCACCGCCATGATGGGTGGTGAAGCGTGCGCTGATGTGTCAAATGACATGAATCACTCCTTGGGCCAGTGCGGTGACGGCCCCTAATCCAATTTGAAGGTGCAGGTTTTCTCCAGCACGCAGGCCCAAGGCCAGTGCTCGCACTTGGGCGCGACCTACTTGCATGCGCACGCGGTGTTGCGGGACATAACCCGATACGGCGTGCACATGCAGCCAGACATCGACAGGCTCGGAAGCCCGGATTTCAATCTCGACCCACTGATCAGGTGCAACCACTGGCGGAACATGAACACTGAATGTGGGCAAATGCGTGTGCAGACTGGTAATGGTGTGCGCGTGCCCAAGCAGTGCATCGCTTGCCTTGGCATAGCGCACATGTTCATCCACAGGTAGATTGGTCCACAGCGCGCCCCCGGGGTAGGCGTTGATGCGAAGCACCATCTGAGCACTGAGCGGAAGTTCATGCCAAGGCACCAGGCAAGACCCGGCGACCAAGTGCTTCTGGCGTGCCTTGGTCAGCGGCAAGGACAAGCCGGTAAAGCCTTCGCTGTCTACCTGGCTGGTGCGGGTCAGAACATGACGGTTAAAGGGTGCCATGAAGCGCCAGGTGTCCGTGCACAGGACAAACATCCACGCGGCCCAGTCGCTGAGGTGCTGCCCGTACATGCGTGGTTTGGCGCGCATGGCCTGTGGATCCAGGGCGATTTCATCGACGAGGCCCCACCGAACGCCATCGATGATCTCAGTGTGCCCAGATGGCATGTCCGACCTGACCGGCAAGATATAGGGACTGGACTGGCCCCGCCTGGGCAATGAATACGCGTCTGACATTGAAGCGCCTGAAGGATGGACCCGATATTGCATCTGGGTGACCTTGCCGACCGGACTATCTGGCCGCAACATCTCCAATGGCTCCCATAGTCGCCAAGACAGATGATCAGCTTCGGCCAGAACCTCTACGGCCAGCGGCTGTGTGAACTCATCGACCCGCTGCAGGAAGCGCGCACGGACATTTTCAGCCAGGGTCACACCCGCACCTCCCGCTCTTCGACACCACTGAACCACTTGAACCCCAGCTTGATCTTGGCCAGAGCCCCAGGATCTGCGCCAAAGAGTGTGACCAGGGCTTGCCCTTGCTCCAAGCTTGGGCGGCTGTTACTCAAGGCTCCGGCCGTGGTGCTCAGGAGCACCTGCCCGGACGCCGGGATCACCACCCCTTGGTCATTGACCGCCATGATGCGGATGCGCCGTGGATCGCCTCCTTCATCGGCTAGGCGAAACAGCGGAAACGCCATGACCATGGCAACAGAATTGGTTTCCCACGCGTGATCAAAATCAAAACCAGTCACTTCAGTCTGGTCCGACTGTGGCGAACACATGAGCACCAGCGAGGGCTCCAGACCGAGCGGCGGAATCCAAAGCTGGGCCAAGACCAGCATGGGCTGCTGATTCCAGTATTCCCGGAACCCGTCTTTGGAAAGAGCAGTCTGGGCGAACTTGTTGATCCACAGCGGCTCGACCGCACCTGAGCGCACGGCAAAAAGCCAGACGGTGTAAGCGTTTCCTGGGTCTTGCGCCATAGCTTCCAAGTCAGATTGCTTGAGGCAATGAATGAATGCACTTTGATATCCTGCCAGTCTGGGCTGCGCGGTTTCATCAATGACACGCCCAGATGCATCCAGCGCCATTTCATAGGCTGGCAGCAGATGCTCAATGTAGAAATCACCATCAATGCGCTCGATTCGAACCTTATTGGTACTTTGCGCGTTGGTGGTGCTTGCAGGACTTTTCAAGGGGTAAGGCATGCGGATGGTTTTCATGGACAAGCTCTCCATCAGCAGCCGCAGCAATTGCAGTTGCAATTGCAGTTGGCTAACACGTTCACTGTGCGCAGCCGCAGCTGACCACCTTCATCAATCAACTCGTAGTCATGCCTTGATGTGATGTTGCCGCTGCCATAGCAATTGATGGCATAACCTGTGCCGCCACAGTTAGCTACTTGCCTGAAAAAATAGTCGTGCAACCAGCCGTAGTTGGCGGTCCACATGGAGCCGCCGTTGTTCATGTACATGTCCCAGTTGCCGTCGGTCTTCAAAAACCCCATCAGGTTGCTGTTGACATGCAAGTAGCGGGTGCTGCCCTGGTCCGTGTCGTAAAAGTCGATCGTGGGCGAGGTGCTCTGGACGGTTTGACTGGGCAGCGTGAGCCGACCGCTCATGCTGTCACCGCTACGGGCGACACGGCCCGACAGGTCAATGCTGACTGTAGCGTTTCCGTTTGCGTCAGGACCACCACCATTGACCGAGCGGACAAAGGCCGATGAGTCGTAGCCATCGAGCCGATCGGAATCCGTTGCCTTGGCGCTGATGCCCAGATAGGTTGCGTTGTGGTTGTGCGAAGCGGAGGCAAAAGCGCTGGCGTGCTGTCCATCGAGCAGGTCGGCGTCCAGACCGGACCCCGAGCCATCTACCGTGAGCAACTTGGCCAGCACATCCGCTGCGGTGTAGGCTGCCGCGTTGAGTTTGGCTGCGAACTGCGCATCGATCCCACTGGCCAAATCCATGATGAAGCGCCAGTTGTCCGGGTTGGTCCCGATCAACTGATAGAGCTTGAGCTGGTCGGTGCGGTAGCACAACATGCCCACCTGCTGGTTGGTGGTCGGGAACGTGGTTCCGCTGTTGCAGGAGATCGCTGTCTTGTCGTTGTTCAGGATCTCGATCAGAGAATCAGAGAGCGTGCGCGACGACGGGATGTCGGTGAAGTTTTGCATGGTGATTTTTAGACAAATGGCTGGGGTTAATGGCTGTGGTTCAGTAGCCCTGCGCGATCCAGGTGAAGGTGCCCGTCACGCGCGTGCCAGCGGTGTTTTCCAAAAGGGCAGCAAAACCTGTACGGGTGACTGCACTGGCCAAGCGGGGAATGGCCACCACCGTGCCACCCTTGTGGGTCATGGTCACCTCGGGGGGCACCCTGAAGCTGCGAGCAAAGCCAATGACTGCACCCGCTGCCGCATCGGTGATCTGCACAGTGCCGCGATCAAAAACATCTGGCACGTCCACCGTCACGCGCAGCGCGTCGATGAAGCCCCGGTCTGAGTTTCTGGACTTCAAAATAGCCCGGAACAGCGCACGCTGGTATGTGTAGTCGCCCTGGATGAAATCACGAAAGTCCGTGTAGCCCGGCGGATGACCGGCTTCCACGATGCTTGCAAAATCGGCCTCGGTGATTTCGGTGCTGGCCACGATCATGTCGCTGATCACGCCGTTGGCGTGTCGGCGGTACTGCTCGGCCAGGGCCAAGGCTTCCTGAGCCTTAAGGCCAAGTGCCCGACGCAGGGCACCCGAGAGCCCCAGCCCTTCATGCAAGAAGCGCTTGTAAGCCACGGTTCGGCCCAAGACTTCAGCAAACGTTAGAGCTTCTGCCACCTGTTTGACAGACTGGCGGGTGAGCTGCTCGCTTGTGTTCAAGACCTCAGCGACTGGCTTTTGGAATTGCTTGGTGGCCTGATCGCTCAAAACCAGCCCCTCTCCAATGCGCAGGATGAAAGCGATCAGGTCGTAATAGGTTTCGGCAAAGTTCAGTGCTTCGATGACCCGTTTGCTGAATGCCTGATCCAGGCCATCGTTCAAGACCATCCCTTCAGCCAGTGCTTTGGTGGTTATCCGAGCGGAAGCTGATGCGATCGGCAGGCTCTCAGCGTGCGTTTGACGCATCTGACGGGACAAGCCTTCAGTGACAGGTAAACCTTCTTGCAGTGCTTTGACCGCCGAGCGGGCCAAGCCGTCCAGCGTTTGGAGGTTTTCATTCACAGACTTGCGGCTCGACTTGGAAATGCCTTCAGCCACCCCAAGCGACTCGACCCAGCGCAGGACATAAGCGATCAGGTCATAGTAGGTGCCAGCAAACCCGAGCGACTCCGTCTTTTGCAGCGCGACTTGAAGCCGCCGGGTTTCTGCAAGGGACACGGTTTCGCTCAGACGCTTGCCGTGCTGGCGGTTTGACACCTCCACCCAAGCCAGGGTGGCAGCCACGGCCACCACATAGACAGCGGGGTACGCGGTGAGCCAGGACTTGCCTGCACTGGCGCTTGCCCAGGTGAAACTGGCATTGGCCCAGGTGTAGCGCGGGCCTTGAGACTCGGCTACGGTGACCGTCTCAGCCATGGCGATCAGCTCATGGTGAAGGTGAACACTGCGGTCAGACTGTCATCTGCTCCCTTGTTCACCACCGGGAACACCACCCTGTCGAGCATGATCCCGCCCGATGCGGCATTGAACACCCCCGCTTCCGTGATCGCCCCCGTGCCGTCACCCGCTGGGAAGTCTGCCGTGAAGCTGAAAGCCTTGGTGCCAACCGTATGCGCGTAAGTGGCGGCGTTTCGGTCGAGTTCGGAGACCAGGGCCGACTGGCTGGCCGCAGCCGCCGTGGCGCCTGTGCCTAAAGCAATGAAACCCATGACCGAGGGGCGGCTGGTTGATTTGCCAATCGCGTCGGCGATGAAATCAAAGCCAACATTCACGATGATGTTGTCTTTGTGAACGGTTTCGATGTCACCACTGGCGCGTCGAACAATGAGGGTCATCGCCCCCTGCAGTTGCATGGTTTCGTCAATCATGAGTTGCCTTGGAAAAAGTCACTGAAAGTGAATGGCTAAAAAAAAGCGCTGCCCTTTTGGGGAGCAGCGCCTGTGTCGAGCGCGTTGCCTGTGATGCCCGCGCTGAATCTGCAAATGCAGATGGTGTGAACGGCCCGGCTCAGTACAGCTGCAGACTGCTGAACCCACCCACGGGCTCCATCCCTACGCTGGCCGAATGGACAGGGCCGCCCATCCTGCAAGTAAACAGGCGACGCTCTGTACGGGTCTGGCAAACCCCCAGGCAGACCCGGTCAGACGCCGCCAACTCAAAAGCGAGCGTGACACGCCGGGACAAGTGGTCTTCCAGAAAGAAGGCTTGGGTTTGGGCGTCATAGCCCAGCAGCAAAGCACCGCCAGGGCCCGTTGCTTTCCAAATCACGCAAGTCGTGACCTCTTGCGGGATGAACCAGAACGAGGTGTGGAACACCTGAGGAATGTTCACGCCCCAGGCCACCTGGGTGGTGTCCTTGACCATGAGCCCCTCGCCATAGCGGCCATCGCCGTAGCTCACACCCGCCGAGGGGTTCGCTTGCAGGTTGCCGATGCCCATCACCGAGCCGCTCAGCCGCCAGCCGTACAACTCACCTGGGTGCAAGACGTCCTGGCGCGCCATCTGGAACCGCGCATCCACGTTGGCGATGGCTCCGTCATAAGTCCATTGCCGCCTGGCAGCGTCACCGCTCCAGGCAAAGTTGGCTTCCTGCCAGGTGGTACGGTCGTCGACCGACGCCCCCAAACTGCTGAGCAAGGTGTTCTGCGCCCGGATGGGCGAGACCAGATCCAGCTCAAAGAGGTATTCGGCCACTTGTGCACCGGTGTTCATGCGCAGCACGTTTCGGCCATTGACCGTGACCACCGAGGCGAAGTGCTTGGTGCCAGCAAAGCCAGCAGCCTGCTCATCTCGCTCAAGGATCAGGTTGGCGTTTTGCGGCTGAGCCACCACGGTCGAGACGAAGGTGGGCGTGTCGCTGTAGATGCCGGGCGAGGCGATCGCCTTGATCCAGAACTTGCGCTCACCATCAAAGCCCGAGGGCAGCGTGTAGCTGGTGGACTTGACCTCGGCCACAAAAAGCGATGCGTCCCAGGCTGCCCCTTCGCGCAGCTCATAACCCACCACCTCGGGCTCGGGGTTTGGTTGCCAGCGAAACTCCAGCCGGTTGGCCGACTGCACCACATCGAACTGGCGCACCGTGGCAGGAGCCAGCAAGGTCAGCACGAAGGTGGTGACGTGCGCGCTGTAGTGGCCCGAGGTGTCATAAGCACGGATGTGGTACGGGTAGTGCCCGGCCGCATCCTGATCGTGGACCATCTGCGTGCCCGAGGTGGTGGCCACCAGTTGGGCGTCGTCCCAGCCGGGCCCAACCCTCACCTCGTAGCCAGCCAAGTCGGCATCGGGCAGTTCTTCCCAGCTCAGCAGCAAATCGGTCATGCGGCGCTGGACCGTAAAGCCGGTCACATCCGACGGCGGCAGTGTCTTGCCCAGCACCTTGGCGCTGAGTGTGGAGGGAGCACTCTCCTTTCGGGTGATGCCGATGGCCCTCAGGCTGAACTCGTAATCGCCCTCCTGTGCATCGCGAATTTCAATGTAATTGGCACTGGTCAGCGGCAAGCTCACGAAGTTGCCGCCCGCCACTCGGTAAGACAGTCGATAGGCAATGGCCGTTGGCACTTCAGCCCAGGACAGTTGCACCAGCACCTGGGCCCGGTCTTTGACCCGGTACAGGCGCTCTTGCATGATGAGACCCGTCGGGAGGGCTGGCGTGTCCGACAACACCGTGATGGCGCGCGGCTGCAGCGCCAGGCCTTCTTCGATGGCAGCGTACTTACCCGGGTTGTGGGACAGCGCCGTGACCTCATGCACACCAGGCTCGGTCTCGGCCACCGAGACCACCCGAAACAGTTGCGGCTCAATGATCGATGAAGCCAGCACCCAGATGGCATCGGTTTGCGGTGCCATGCTGAAGGGGATGGTCACCATAAGCGTTCGGCCCCTTGGTGCGTCAACGGCGGCACCAACAAGACGCTCTTCCACGGTACCGTTTGGCAAGATGACCGAGAGCCGCCAAGGCAAGTCGGCTGGCAAATCTTGGTCCAGAGTGACGGTGGTGGTGGTAGCCGCTGCGATGCGTCCTCCCAAGCGCATGCCACCGCGGCTCGGATCGGCCACCTGAATGACATCCCCTGGGCGCACCACAGCCCCTTCCAGGCCTGTGCGGAAGGTGATGATTTCTGACTCGGACTGCTCGGAGTACAGCAGCCATTTGCCCACCCGATTGGCCTGGCCGCGCGAGGTGCAACCCATGGCCACCACATCGGCCTGCACCACGCCATAGCGCGCGATGCCCGCAACATCCTCGACGTATTCCACCTTTTGCCGATAAAAATCTTCTGGATCCACCCAGCTGACCAGGGCCACCGTGTGGCGAGCCTTGGCAGATGAGCCCTGGTAGGCGAACTCTCCGTCGATGACGTTGGCAGCGGTGAACTGGTAGATCGGGTCTTGCGGCGCGTCCTGCGTGACCGTAATGGTACCGCCGGACCAGTAGGCCATGCCCCGAAACACCGAGGCCATGTCCTGCACGACCTTGTAGGCCTGCTCACGGGTCTGCAGGTACAGGTTACAGGTGAAGCGGGGCTCATACCCGCCCAGACCATCGGGCACCAGCTCGTCACAGTAACGCGCTACCCGGTACAGCGCCCATTTGTCCACTTGAGACTCTGGGATGTAGTTGCCAAGACCGTAGCGGGTGCTGGTCACCAGGTCATAAAAGCACCATGCCGGGTTGTCGGTCCAGGCCACCTTGAACGTGCCATCCCAGATTCCGGTGTATGACCGAGTTTCAGGGATGTAGTTGGTCGGTACGCGAACCCGCAGGAGCTTCAAGTCATAGCTGCGCCGAGGGATTGCGTTGAACTGAGATGCGTCCACCCGCAGGGCCATCAAGGCGCTGTTGGGGTAGCGCAGCTTGCTCTCGATGACCTCGGTGTACGAGTCCAGAAAGGTTTTGTTTTGCAGGCTGCTTTGGGTCGCGTCTTCGGTGAGCCTGCGCAATCGCACATCCCAAGGGCCAGTGCCTGGCAGCGGCACGTAATAGCTGCGCTGGTAGCGTGAGGTGGTTTTGCCAGAAACCGTATCGGTGATCACCTGAACAAAACCGGAGCCTGCCGACTGCACATCGATCGCATAGCTGAGCGATGTGCCATTCAAATCGCCATTGGTCGTGTCCTGCAAGGTCAGCGCGGGCATGCTGACCTTCAGACGCACAGCGTCGACATCGGGGTCCGTGATGGAGCGCACGACTGGCTGACCAAACTTGCACTCCACACCCAACCGAAACCTCGCTTTCTACCGAGGCAAAGCCGGGGATGTAGCCCTGCTGCTGGGTGCCCGGACGACTCTCGAGTGTGACTCCGGAGAAGTTGTAGCTGCCATCGGCATTCTGGATAGGCGTGTCGTCCAGAAAGACCGACTCCAGCCCCTGGACCAGGCCTTCGATTTCTCCCTCGCACACCAGATCCACCACACGTGCATAGGCTTTGGAGCGCAGGCTGTCGGCAGCCTCTTGCGCCACACGGGCGCTGCCCCCACCGGACTTACCCCCACCACCTGCGCCGATGATCAAAGGGGTTAGGCCTGGCTTCATGTGCTTCGTCATGTGGGGATCTCATCGACAGGTATTTCATCTACATCTATGCCTGCGCTGATCACGGCCGAGCCCACGATCATTCGGCCATAGCCCACGGGTACCGGATGGCCTTGGGCGGTGGTATTCACGGCCCCGTTGAAGACATAGCTGGGGCGGTTTTCTGGGCGCTCGGATGGCTCAGAGGCCTTGGCCGTAGGCGCAATCATCTGGGCCACACCGCCCAAGATCATGGATGTGCCCACCGAATACAGGGTGGCTTGGGACAGGAATGAACCCGCTGCTGCCCAGCCCATCGGGTTCCACCAGGACACCGCGATCAGCGCCGCCCCCAAGAGAATCTGGCCTATGCCATTACCTCCAGCACCCGAGACAGCGGGCGCGATGGTGATGCGCTGCTGGCCGGTGGGCTCATGCAGGCGATCGAGCACCAAAGCATCGCGCCCGACCAGTACCCGGTAGCCCACGCCCCGCTCGCCAGAGGACACCAGCTCCCGCTCGAATTGAGGGAAATTGGCGCACAGGGCCCGAACAGCCTCTGCGGCCGAGGCCACCGCCATCTGGTGGCGACGACCAAAGCGCCTGCCCAGTTCACCAAGAAGAAGGATCGTGGCCATCGCAAGACTCGTTCTGCCCGCTTAAAAAGCGGTAAAGGAAATGGTTAAAGATGCGGGTGCAGATCTGGATGCCGCAACGCGTGAGTGCTGACCTTTTGCCAGTAGCCGCCGTACACGTCCCGGCTGGAGAGCCTGCCTTGCAGGTGGTGCAGGATCAAACCATCGCCCAGATACACCGATGCATGGTTGGGTACCGGTGAAGCCACCTGCATCAAAAGCACATCGCCTACTTTGAGATCGGTCAGATCAGCAACCTCAAATCCAGCCGAACCAAAGTTGTCCAGGTACAGGTTCATGCCGCGCTTCCACCATTCGTCAAAGCGCTCAAAATTCGGCAGCTCAATGCCCCGCTCCTGGGCGTACCAATCGCGAACCAGGGCGTAGCAGTCGAGCACACCATGTGCCCATTGACGACCTACCAGGGGCGCAACGTACCCCTCAGGCTTGATCTGCGCCCACTGACCGGCGGGAAAGGAAACGATGAACCATGGCAAGCCTGTGGCCTCGCAAGCCACACGATCGGCCTGGCTGGGCTGCGCAGGCAAATTCGGATGTGAGTGAAAGACACCCACGATCTCACCCTGATGATGGGCCTGCACATAGTCTTCCGGGTGAATCACGAACTGGTCGGTCCCCAGGCCAATGTTGCGGCAGGGGCAGTACACCTGCCTGCCCTTTTGAACAACCACCAATCCACAGGCTTCCCGGGGATACTCGCGCGCGGCGTGGGCCAATGCCAAAGACTGATTGATTTCATTCATGGATTGATTTCATTAATGGATTGCCTTGAGCCATCATCGAAACAAGCCAGCGGCAGGAAAGCCCCCAAACGGCAACTCGGCATTGGCCCCAAAGCGCCTCTGACAAGACGCCAGGCGTTTGCCACAGGCGTCTTGCGCCTTGCCGCTCACCACCTCATCATTGGCATTGAAGAACGCGCTGCCCGTGTAGCCGCACTCGGCACCCCGGTAGGACCAGGGGCAGACGTTTTGCACGATCTGACGGCGAGGTAAGCTGACGCCTTCCAAGTCAAACGCTGCGGCCAATTCGAACTCGACCGCCTCGCGGGTCTCGCGCGACTTGCGATCAACGCAGTACACATCGTCGGCAAACTCGGCCTGTGGGTCAGCGGCCGGGTTCACGCCGTCTGCAAAATTGACCGCATCCAGGTACTTGGCAAGCGTGCGTTTACGCGTGATCCTGGCACCCACGAGGTCCTGGTAGCTCAGCACGAGCGCGGTGATCGTGCCCGTGACGTTGGCCACCCGCAGCCGGGGGCGAGGCACCTGTCCGCCGCCGTTGAACTCAAAGCCCTCGACCTGAATCGGAAATGCCTCGTAGGCATGGCCTTGCCAGACCACGCGCTGCATGAGTGCGTTGGTACCGGCATGAAACCGCACCGGCCCTTGACCAAACAGGGACAGATCGAGGACAAACAGCTCGATCACGGCGCTGGGTGCAAGTTTCTGGATTTCTGCGGTGATCGCTGGACTGGTGTGGGCGGTCTCAGTCATGACAAATCAAACACCTGTTTGAACGTGGCCCGCACCGTCTCGACGTTGGGCTCATCCACCGAGCGGCTCCACTCCTCGCAGGTGAACTTGGCCGCAGTGCCTGCAGGGGTGGTCCACTCAAAGGCGTGCACACCCCCGCGAGCACGCAAAAACGCATCGATGGCACTCGCGTCCTGCGTGGTCCGGCTGCGAAACTCCAGCGTCCAGACCTCGGCTTGCGTGTGGATGCCAAAGGCCAGGCGCTGCTCATAGCCATCGCCAAATGCCACCCGGCGCACATTGGGCCGCATGGCCAGACTGGCACCCAAGGAAGGGATCCATGTGAACTCTGCCATTTACAAAGCCCTCCTGCTGTCGAGCAAACCACCGGCCCGCTTTTGCGCGAGCAACTCCTGGCGCACCGCATTGGCCACCGCCTGACCCAGGTCACGACCGCCAGCGTTGTCGCCTCGTGTTGATGCACCTGCATCGGAGACGTTCACGGCAATGTTGAAGACGGTGCCTGACCCCAAGCCGGCACCCGCAGCGCCACCGCTCATGGTCACGGGAATGGTCCGTCCATCGGGCAAGGGCACATAGGCCTCTGGCCGCGAGCCCTCGCCAAACACAGCCAGTTGAGGTGAGTTGGCAATGCCGCCACTGGCGTATCCCCGTAGCGGCAGTGGTCCCTCTGCCGTCATGACGCCGCCATCGGCAAAGCCAAAGAAGCTGCTCATGGCTTTGGCCAGAGGCAGCGTGATGGCGCGCTGGATCTGGATGCGGATCAGATCCGAGATGATGGAGTTCGCCAGTGACCTGAAATCGAGCTTGCCCGTCATCACAAAGCCCACCAGCGCATCCGTCATGCCGTTGAAAGCGCGGATGGTGGCCGCTTCCATTTGCTTGCCAATTTGCTCGGCTTCCTCGGCCATAGCGCGCAGGCCTTTGGCAAATCCGGCCTCGGGGTCCGAGAGCTCATTGGCCCGCTGCGTCAACAGCTGAGCACCGTCTGCCGCCTGGCGCGCAGCGTCCTCGATTTTTTGGAGAGCGTCGGCGAGTTTTTCGTTGCCGGGGGCGGCGTCTGCCAGCGCACGCGCCTGCTGGGCCAGGGTGGCCAGCTGGTTGGCACTTGCCTGCCTGGCCTCAGCCAAACGGCTCAGCGAGTCCAGCTCGCTGATGGAGCCGGTCTCTCGCAGAGTCTTGATCTGCTCTTCGCTCGCACGCAACTGGGCCTGGCCACGCGAGGCCTGCTCTTGCAGGTCTTTGAGCGATTCACCCGGCAAGCGGATCTGGCGCTCCAGGTCCGACTGCTGGGCATCGCGCTCGAGCTTTTGACGCTTGAGGGCGATTTCCGCGAGTTTGTCTTGAAGCTTGAGTTTGTCTTGACTGGTTTTAGCGACCGTATCCAGACCTCGGCGCAAAACAGCTTCCTCATCAGAAGACAAGGCACCGAGCTTTTGCGTGAAATCTTGCTGCGCAGCCAGGCGGGCGTCGCTGGCCTCCTTGAAACTGAGGTAGCCCTGGGTTTCATAAAGATCGATGATGCGTTGTCGGTCCTTGAGGATGCCCGACTCCACATCCACCAGGCCTTGCAGGCGCTTGAGCTCACTGTCGATGCCCGCCAAGGCTGTGGCTGTGACGGCCGTGGTGGCGGTGTTGTAGTTCAGGCGCTTGCGGGGAGCATTCACAGCAGTTTCAGCATTGGCTGCATCGGTGCCTTTGCGAATGTCTTCAAAGCGCTTGGAGACCGCATCGGCCAGCAGCGGCATGTCCCAAAGTTCGACATAGTTCTGGTTGGCTTGCGCGACGATCGCGTTGCGCTTATCGAGCGCCGCTTTGAGGCGAGAGCGGTTTTCTTCAGAAAACGGGTTCACGCCATCGCCACCTGCGAGGAAAGTTCCTGCCAGCTCGATGTCTGCCCATACCGCCTGGAAACTGCCGATCACCGATTTGACGGTCTGGCCGATGCCGCGCAGGGCGTCGATGACTACGGCAATGGCGTAAGCGGAGTTCTGGGCCCAGGTGGTGAGCGCGCCATCGGTGCGCAAGCGCTGGATGCCGCCCACAGCATCGTCGGTGCCAAAGAGCACCTGTTTGAGCTCTTGCGCCAACACCGTCATGGACGGAATGGCGGCCGTCACCAGAGTCTGCGCGACAAAGCCGGTCTCGGCCTTCATGCGCGCCAGGGCCTTGGAGGCGTTGTCCGCTTCCTCGATCTGCTGGGCCGTGAGGCGGATGTTCAGGTCCTGGTTTTCTGCGAGGTCTTTGAGGAAAGGCAGCATGGTCGCGCCCGACTTGCCAAAGAGCTCCATGGCAAGCGCTGTTTTACCCGCACCGTCCTCAAATTCGGACAGCTTCAAGGCCACATCGTTCATGACCTCAGCCGGATCGCGCAGGTTACCGCTGGCATCCTTGGCCCGGATGCCCAGAAACCGCAGCGCCTTGGTGGCCCCGGCCGTTTCATCGTCCACGCCTGCCAGGCCCTTGGAGAGTTTGGCAAGGCTCCCGCCAATAGCGTCCATCGCGGTGCCCGAGATGGTGGCCACCGGCGCAAAGCCTGACAGTGCCGTGGCACTCGCCCCCGTTTGCTCAGCCAGGCCCTGAAGCGCAGCCGATGTCTCCAGGGTTTGAACGACAAAGTCGCGCAGCGCGGCCACCGAAGTGGTGCCAATGACCACCGCAAAGGCGGTCCTGGCAACGCCTGCCACTTGCTGCAGCGAGGCTTTCATGTCCGAGGCATGCCTGTCCAAAAGACGCGCGCTGCGCCCGAGATCGGCCTGAAACTCGGCGGTGTCGGCAGCAAGTTTGATGACCAGAGAGCCGATATCAGCCATGGGGTTTCCTCATCTTTTAACCCGGTGAGCGAACATGGCCTTGAAACGGACGATGTTCAGTACAGACTCGTCGATGGCCGGCGTCTTGGGTGAATCTGCCTTGTGCTGCCTGTCCACAAAGGGCATGAAGTCCTCAGGCGTGAACGGCCTGCCCTCTTTGCTGCGGTGGGCGTTGGCCAAGGTGCAAGCCACGATGGCCGAGCGCAGGTCTGCCCGAAAATCTCCAAAGGGCTCGAGCTGATAAAACGCCATCCACTCGGTGAGCTCGTCCGAGCCGATGCGAGCCAGGAGTTCCCGAACAGGCAGGCCCATCGCCAGCGCCAGCCGAAACACAAAGCGCCGGGCGGGGCTGGCAATCAGGCGTTTTTTGTGGCTTGGGCCTCATCGATGCCAATGCCGTTCAAGCGCTGGGCCACGGCAAACACCCGGTCCAGCGCGCGGGCGCTCTTGCGTCCGAGGGATTCGATGTCGGCGTCATGGAATAGGCGCTCGCCTGACTCACCACAAAGGGTGAGCGAGACCAGACGCGCGCGCACGTTTTGCATGCGCTGGTCTTGGGACGACGGGCTGGAATCTCGGCTAAGCAGACTTGCCTCGAAGGCGTCACGGTCCGTACCGGTCATGGTGCGCACGCAAACTTGGCCGCCCCACTCGGGGACGCTGACGATTTCACGCGGCAGATCATCTGCAGCGAGGATGGCTTCTTTGGACAGGATGTTCATGGGTTTTAGCTTTCAGTGATGTCGCCGTCGATTTCAATGCTCACGCTGGCTTCAACCACCGCGTCCACACCACCTTGCACGCTGAACTGCGTGACATAGCCGTAGAAGGTCCAGGTGGCTGCAGCCACATCGGTGAAGGTGATCCGAAACTGGCGACGGGTACGGTTGGCGCGATCGATACGAAGGCCCTGGTGCACCGCGTCTTCGGGGTTGAAGTGCAGGCTGAGCGATAGCTGACCCTCGTCTCGCAGTCCCACGCGTTTTTCTTTGGAGGTCGAAGCCAGATTGGTCACATCGATGACCGAGGCCTGACCACCGGGGCCCTGAAACGAGACCACGTTGGGAATGGTTTCAAAGGTGGTAGTGCCAAAGCGGGCAATGGCAATGCCCTGTGCGGTGATGGCGGTGCTGCTCATGCACATGCTCCTTGTTTCATGTTGAACTGCCCTGTCGGTAGTAGGTGTAGTCCACGCTCACCCGGTACAGCCGGGCCTGATCTTCAAATTCACTGAGCCCCATGCGCACGTCGGCAACGGTGCTCTTGTCCGCCAGCAGCGCCGCCAGGACCCGGTCTTGCAAGTGCAAGGCCTCCTGGTAGGTTCTGGCGTAGGCGTCGACCTGCACGCGCACGCGCTGCAGGCCACGTGACAAATTAGGCCCATCGATGCCAAAGATGTGCTCTTGCGCGATGGGCGTGTAGACGATGGCCGGGTACTGGGTGCTTTGTGGGGCCACGAGGGCATACACCTCGCCACCTGCCAAAACCTTGATGGCGTCAAAGAAGTCCTGCACGGCTATTTCTTGTTTAGATTCTTGGCTTCCAGCTCGATGCGCTCACTCAATCGGTCCTTCATGGCCTGCACGGCTTCGCGGCGTTTGGCTTCAAGTGCCGGGCGCAGAAAGGGGCGTGCACTCATCTTGCGGGTGCCAAACTCCACAAAGCGCCAGTACCAAGCGTCCTGGGACAAGTTGCCCTTCTTGCCCTGCTTGCGGTACTTCTTGCCGTGGCGCACGGTCACAAAGAAGGTCTGACGCGTCAGGCTAGAGAGCTCGGGGATGTGCTTCATGATCACAGAGCGTTTGAGCGTTCCCGGCGGAGGCTGGTTTGCGCCCAAGGACTGAGCTGCTTTGGGTGCCTGAGCACGCGCTTCGTCCCGCACGACCTTGGCCCCGGCGTAGACCGAGGCACGCAGACCGTTTCTGGCGACACGCCCTGGTAATTCGCGCAGGGCTTTGCCCAGTTCTGCCAGACCTTCGACCTTCACGGTTTCACGTTTAGCCATCATCGAGCCCTTGCGAAGCCAACAAAATGAGTTTGACCCGGCGCTCGTCTTCGTCCAAGGCTGAGTGAATGTTGAACACCCGGGTCTTGTAGAGCACGCGCATCTGGGCCACCTGCTGAGGGTCGTCAAAAAGACGCTGGTAGCGCACCGTGATCTGGTGGGTCAGTTCAGCTGAGAGTCGGCCAGCGATCACCGCCTCACGCCCGGACAGGGGCTGGATGTCGGCCCACACGGTCGCCACATCGAGCCAGGTTCGGCAGGGGCCACCCAGGCGGTCTTTGGTTGTGCTGGGGCGCTGGATCTTGATGCGGCGCGTCAATGCGCCGGCTCCGATCGGGTTCATAGAAGCCTCATATCAGGGGTACCTTGTAGGGATCGAGCAAGCCGTCGACGAAAGGCAAGGGATCAATGCGACCTCGGGCCATCGATGCCACTTCCTCTCGGTGGGCATACAGACTGCCCAGGCGCAGCTTGATCCAGCTTTTGAGGCCTTCGGGCACTTGCTCTGCACCGCCATACCCGGCATCAAAGACCACCGAGACGGCTCCGATTTGCGGAAGAGATACGGGCCAGATCTGCCCAAACACTGGCGTGATGCGGGCAGGCTCGCAGGCACTGTCGACGGTGTAGTTCGCTGCTGGCATGGCCTGCCAAGCACCCGCCATGTCCAGATAGCGGATTTCCACCACAGATTGCAGCGGTGACTTAGGGATAAGGATGGCATGCCCGGGCAGGCAGAAGGTCTGCCCTGCAGGAACCCCCATGAGGCCGCTGCCAGGAAAGCTGTCGAGCACCATGCGCCAGCGGGCCGTGACCAGTTGCCGATTGGTCAGCGTCTCAGCCGCCTGTCGGGCGGCCGAGATCAGGACCTGGATCAGGCTATCGTCGTCATCGAAGTCCACCCGCAGGTGGAGCTTGGCCTCGGCAAGCGAAACCGGCTCTCCTGCAGGCGGGGTGATCAACTGCATAGGCAT